CTCCACACCAATCACACCAGCTGGTTGATCAGCGTCAACCATCTCAAACGTTGTCGTCCCTGGCTGCACGTCGATCGCCGATCCGCCAAGCGTCAGATCAGCCATGATTTTGCTGTGCAGACTCTCAACAATCGGATCTGCAACTTCATCAGGCTTGTCGCCACGCACGATCACAGAAACACGCACGGTGAGTGACCAGTCCAGCGTTGGCAGGCTGGTGTTCTGCTCAGGCGTGTCGCTAATAGCTTCAACAACCAATGCAGGGCTCTCACCACGCTGCAACGGCACTACACGGCTTCTGTAGATGCGCGTTCCAACGTTGGTTGTGCCAGCAAGGCTGCTGACAATGTCGTCAAGAATGTTTTCCCGCAGCGTCGTCATGTCTTCTGCAGCGAGATTTCACAGATCAACCCATCGCCCACAAGACGGGTCTCTCTGACGGTGTAATTGACTGAATCAACAGTCATGCTGGCACCTGCCAGCAGTGTCCCAAAGTCAGAAGCCTTGGCGGTGACTTGGTAGTCAGTGCTGAGCACCATGTCACCAGCCAAGACCTGACTGGGCTGATCCAGCAAGACTTTCGCAGTCGTCGAACCCGACGTTGCTGACACTCCAAAAGGATCGTCAAAAAAAACAGCGAGATCGTCAGTGAGAAAGTCTGCAAGTGCCATGATCAGCCGTACTTTTTAGAACCAAGAGCAACAACGCTCAAAGCGCCAGCGCCAGTGCCACCAGCAACGGTGATGACGGCACGGATGTAACGCTTGACCTCATCGCTGTTAATGCGAAGGGTCTCAGTCAGTGCGGTGTTGGCAGTCGTGGTCGTGAAAGCCAGACCAGAAACATCAGCAAAGGTGCTGTTGTCTGCAGAGTCTTGGATCTTCACGGCGTAGGTGATGCCAGAGCCACCGGCTTCAGCATCGAGTACGGCCATGATGTCGCCCTCATAATCAACGAGATCGACGCCAGTACGGTTGGCGGTGGCAGTCACCACATCGCTTGCCGAGAGCGACAAGAGCGTGGTTTTTGTGCCGAGATTTTGCACGGTCATGATTGTTTAGCCCTCCGGCGTGTAGTGGTTTTCGGCTTTGCCTCTGCCTTAGGCGTTGGCGTTTCCTCAGGCTGCACGGGCTCCACATAAGGAACAGCTGCAGCTTGGCCCAGAAGGATCGTTGCATCCGTTAGGGAAGCCTCGACGACTTCCCCAATGCGGACGACTTGACCCGACAGCGTGACCTGTTTACGGATCTCGATCTTCATAATCAGAGGCTGTTGTTACCGCGTGAGAAACTCGCGCCATGGCGGGCTGCGATGTCCACATCCTGCAGAGCAACCACGCGGACGGTGCCGGAGGTGCTGCCAGTGAAGGGATCAACCATCAGATCCAGGCCAGAGAAGTAAGCAATGATCAGATCGGAGAAGTTACCGAACCACAGGTCGTTGCTTGCAACTTGGTTGGAGATCACAGCGCGGTAGCCGTTGACCTCACCGCCTTGGAGGATGAACTGACCAGAGCCAGAATCCTTGGTGGCAGTCTTCAGGCTGCCAGCCATTGCCGCGTTCATCACATAAACAGGAGAACCCAGCAGAGCGTTGGCACCTGACACATCGCTTTCCAGAGCCACAACCTCAGCGAAGGTTGGGGTGTTAGCAGAGAAGTCCTCAGTCAGAACGCCGGTAGTGTCCTTCAGGCCCAGGGGCTGGTTGGAGGAGCCGGAGCCATACAGACCGACGCGGTCGATCTCAAGTGCCAGCACCTTCGCAAGATCACCACGCACCATGTTCTCCACGTCGATGGAGGACTGGATCATCAGCTTGCGGCTGAAGTCGGTGAAAGCACCGCAGGTCTTGGGCGTCAGTGCGACCTGGTCAATGGTCTGCTGGGACTCGGTGGGTGAACCGG